ATGCCAAGAGTGGGAAGAACATTACGAAGCTAATTATCAAGAGAAGCACGAAGAGTACATGCGTCTCTATCGTAATCAGTGGTCTTCTGAAGATAAAAGCCGTGAGTCTGAACGCTCTAAGCTGATTGCTCCCGCGCTGGCACAAGCTGTTGAATCCAACGTAGCAGAGGTAGAAGAAGCTACCTTTGGTCGGGGTAAGTTGTTTGGTATAAAAGATAACTTTGGTGACGAGGACAGCAAAGACGTACGTTATCTCGGACGTAAGCTACACGAAGACTTTGCACTGGCACGAGTACGCTCTGCCGTAGCTGAGGTTCTAGTGAACGCTGCTGTGTACGGTACAGGAATCGGTGAGGTTATCATCGAGGAGCATAAGACGTACACGCCCGGCAGCCGTCCTATTATGGATGGCGATATGCAAGAGATTGGCGTAACGGAATCATACCGTCCCCTCGTCAAGATCAATCCTATCCAGCCTAGGAACTTTCTTATTGACCCTAACGCTACGTGTATTGACGAAGCTATGGGCTGTGCCATCGATGAGTTCGTAAGCGAGCACGTCGTACAGGAGCTACAGGAAGCAGGCGTATACCGTGATGATGTACACGTAACAGGAGCAGCAGCTGATGAATCGATCGAAGCGGACCCTGAGCTTACCCATACACCCACAGGACGTGTACGCCTCACCAAGTACTACGGGAAAGTTCCGCGCGACCTGCTCATTGAGTCGGGAGTGGACGAGGAAGACGTTAGTGAACCCGGTCACTACGTCGAAGCAATTGTCGTCATCGCTAACGAAGGGACGCTGCTAAAGGCTATCCCTAACCCTTACATGTGTCAGGACCGTCCAGTAGTGGCATTCCAGTGGGACATCGTACCATCAACCTTCTGGGGTCGTGGCGTATGTGAAAAGGGTTACATGTCGCAGAAGGCTCTCGACGCAGAGCTACGCGCACGCATTGACGCGCTGGCCCTAACGACCCACCCAATGATGGCTGTGGACGCTACACGTATCCCACGTGGTCACAAGATGGAGATCCGTCCGGGTCGTATGCTTCTGACCAACGGAGCACCCGGCGAATCCATCATGCCATTTAACTTCGGCCAGCTTAACGCTGTCACCTTCCAGCAGGGTGCAGCCCTACAGCAGATGGTGTCACAGGCCACTGGTGCAGCTGACGGCTCAATGGCGCAGGTACAGAACGACGTTACTGCTGCTGGTCAGTCTATGTCGCAGGGTGCTCTTATCAAACGCCAGAAGCGCACGCTGGTGAACTTCCAAGAAAACTTCTTGATCCCGTTCATCCGTAAGGCTGCGTTCCGTTACATGCAGTTTGACCCAGAGAACTACCCAGTTAAGGATTATACGTTCACACCGTACAGCTCACTAGGCGCTATGGCCCGTGAGTACGAAGTGAACCAGCTAACCCAGATGCTACAGATGCTCCCTCCAGAAAGCCCAGCGCACGCAGCTGTGGTTAAGGCTATCATCGATCACTTGAACATCACTAACCGTGGTGAGATTATGGACGCTATCGACGCAGCTAGCCAGCCTAATCCCGAGCAAATGAAAGCACAGCAGGAAGCACAGCAAAAGCAAGAGCAGATGCAGATGGCGCTTACGCAAGGTCAGATTCAGCTGCTTAATTCGCAAGCTGCTGAAAGTCAGTCACGTGCTCAGAAGTATCAAGTAGAAGCACAGATGATGCCACAAGAGCTAACCATGAAGTACGCTGATAGTGACAAGGATGGACAGATTGACAGAGACTTTGAGAAGAAAATTAAAATGTCCGAGCTGCTTTTAAAAGAGCAGGAGCTACAGCTAAAGCAAGATGAGCGTATGGAAAAGACTAAGGCTCAAGCTGAAGCAGAGCTAGTGAAACAGTTAATGAGCGCAGATCAAGCTAAGCAACCTCCTATGGAGGGAATGTAATTATGCCAAAGAAAGGATTGTACGCCAACATACACGCAAAACGCAAGCGTATTAAAAAAGGCTCTGGCGAGCAAATGCGGAAGGCTGGAGCCAAAGGAGCACCTACTAAAAAGAATTTTAAGGAAGCAGCTAAAACAGCCAAAAGGAGATAAGCATGTCGTGTGGATGCAAAGGTAAAAAATGTAAATGCGGTAAGGGCGGCTATAAGTAATGCCTCGTAAGAAAGGACCAGCCAAAGGTAAAGCCAAGGTAAAGATTACAGCTAGCGGTAAGAAGGTTAGCTATGGTCAGGCAGGTTCGGCTAAAGGCGGCGGACCAAGAGTCAAGCCCGGTACCGGCAAAGGGGACAGCTACTGTGCTCGCTCGCTTGGTATTAAGAAAGGTTTGCCTAAAGATAAAGCCAATGATCCTAACACCCCTAACAACCTTAGCAGGAAACGGTGGAAGTGTAAAGGGGCTAAGAGCACAAAGTAATTGACCTAGTACTTGACACGTGTTATAATCAGGTATATAGGTGACATCAACAATAACGGGCCTCAAGGAGATAACCCAATGGTAGACCAACGTAAGTTCGATGAGTTAGTAGATAATACCACAAGGTACCTAACTGACATCCTTAAAAGACTGGCAAAGCTAGAAGAAGAAATAACAGAGCTAAAGAAGCCAGCGAAACAAGGAGCTAAAGATGGGCGATAAGTTTTTTGAAGACGCTCGTGATATGTTTCTTACCGAAGGATGGAAGACTTTTATCAAAGACGTAGAAGCTAATATATTAAACTTACGTATTGAAAACCTTGAAGATGAAAAAGCGTTCTGGATAGCTAAAGGGCAGCTTGCTGTACTGCATCAGATCGCTGGATACGAGAACATGATTTACCACGCAGAGGAGCAGGAAGAAGATGCGTCAGATTCTTGATGTACGCTGTAGCTCTTGTGGTAACATAGACGAAGTGTTTGGACGAAGGGAGGCCACATTCCGGTGCACGGTCTGTTCTTCTGAGTCTAAGCGCATCATCAGCCCAGTGAAGTGCCAGCTTGAGGGTGTGTCTGGGGATTTCCCCGGAGCCTCCTTTAAGTGGAAGCGCGAACACGACGCGGCTGGACGCAAGTAGACAACCCGCTATGCCAGCGGACCTACTTAATTTAATCTGATAACCCCTAGTGGGCCGGAGTTTATATAATGGCAAGACTTGTAGATTTACCTAACGATACTGACGAAGAGATAACCGATATTAATTCAGTAGAGGAAGTCAATAACGATAACGAGGAAGCTGCGGAAACACAAGCAGTAGACTCGCGTGAGACGGAAGAGCCTAGTGATAATAACGACCTCCCCGAGAAGTACCGTGGTAAGAGCGCAACTGAGATTGCTCAGATGCACAGGGAACTGGAGTCTCGTTTAGGACAGCAGAGCCAAGAAGTCGGGGAGCTACGGAAGGCTTTCGACGACATGGTAAAGACGTCCATAGCGGCACAACAGCAACCATCTGCACCGGAACCTGAGGAAGACGATACTGACTTTTTCTCTGACCCTAAAGGGGCGATGCGGCGACAGATTGATAACCACCCAGCTCTAAAGCAGGCTCAGGCCGTAGCAGCAGAGATGGCTAAGTCTCGATCTATAGCGGCATTACAAGCGGCACACCCTGACATGAAGGAAGTTGTAACAGACCAAGGCTTCAAGGATTGGGTTGCTAAGTCTAAGATCCGTCAAGAGCTATATGCTAAAGCTGACCAAGGTTATGACTTTGATGCAGCTCATGAACTCATCTCGCTTTATAAAGAGCGGCAAGGTGTGGTCAAGCAAACAGCTGCTATGGAACGTACGGCACAGAAAAACGAAGTTAAGAAAGCCTCTACTGGTTCGGCACGATCTAATCCTGAGGGCTCCAAAGCCCGAAAGACCTATCGTCGTCGAGACATTATTGAACTAATGAACCGTGACCCGAAGCGATACGAGGCTCTCCAACCGGAGATCATGAAAGCATACGCTGAAGGCCGGGTTAAATAACCACTAAGGAATTAACACAATGGCACTTGGAACTAATCACGTAACAACCGCAACCGCAGCAACTTTCATCCCAGAGATCTGGAGTGATGAGATCATTGCATCTTATGAGAAGTCGCTTGTAGTTAAGCCTCTCGTACGCGCTATGTCTATGACTGGCAAGAAGGGCGACACTATTCGTGTCCCTAAGCCTGACCGTGGCAACGCGACTCTCAAAACTGCTGAGACTCAGGTTAACTTGATTGCTGCTAATACCACTGATCTTGTTATTACTATTGGCGAGCATTACGAGTACAGCCGTCTGATCGAAGACATCACAGACGTACAAGCTCTATCTAGCCTCCGTAAGTTCTACACTGAAGACGCTGGTTACGCTTTGGCTACACGCGTAGACACTGCTATCATCGCTGAAGCTGCTAACTTTACGTCACAGCTTCAGTTCGACACAACTGGCGGCGCTATCGTTGCTAACGGTAATGCTGACTCTGCGTTTACTGACGCTGGCTTCCGTGCTGCTATTCAGGTACTGGACGACAACGACGTACCTATGGACAACCGCGTATGGGTTATCTCACCTGCTATGAAGAAAGAGTTGTTAGGCACTGCTAACTACATCTCTACTGACTTTGTAACTGGTAAGCCTGTTGAGTCTGGCGTTATCGGCAGCCTCTATGGTGTTGACATCTACGTCTCAACTAACCTACCTACTGAGAACACTGACGAGAAGGGTTCACTCCTTATGCACAAAGATGCTATCGTCTTTGCTGAGCAGTTGGGTGTTCGTGTCCAGACTCAGTACAAGCAAGAGTTCCTTGCTGACCTGATGACTGCTGACACATTGTACGGCACTAAGACTTACCGTCCAGAAGCTGGCGTTAAGTTGTTTGGTACAGTCTAAATAGACTACTAGGGGAAAAGGCTTCGGCCTTAGTACCCTATTCACCCCCTCGGGGAAGAGATACCTAGGAGGTTATTTAATGTCTAT